CGGTGGAGGCTAAAGACTTTGAACTTGCCCCGAATGGTGTCTCTTTGTATCTTTTCCCAGCATAATAGGCTTTATTTTTGGTATTTGCATCTGGGACTACCGCCTTGAAAGTTTTTTCAAAATCGTCAGGCGACCCCTCTTCATTTTTCCCATACCCATACCCCCTAAATATCTTTTGATACCTCTCAACCTTTTCTCCGCTTGTTCTCTTCTTAAGGAAGTCAGCACACAAATCGTGTGCCTCTGGGCTTCCATTTTCAACCTGATGCCCATATTCGTGAAGTATTGTGCTTAAGGTTGTTTGTTTATTTATTACTATCCCAGTTAAGTTTGCACCTCTTGTGCCATCAACAAATTCTAGTGTTCGCCCAACTGAGTATTCCCTGCTTGTTCCAGAATATGTTATTGGTTTTGATAGTGAGTCGGTATGCGTGTTGGGGTTGAAGATTGATCTTAAGGCATCTTGTGCCTTTTCCCTCTGCCGCACCGCATTATCATCCTTGCTGTCCCTTATTGATTTCTTGTCTGTTGCTATTGCTGTTTGCTGTTTTTGCTTTAATTCTTCTGTGGCCTTACTTAATTGCTGAGAGGAGAAACCGTCTTGCTTGTTTATCTCTAGCATATCCTCACGAATCGCCTTCAGACCAATTTCTCTAACTTTTGCCCTGCTATTCTCGACGATTTGTTTCTGTGCCCTGAGTTCTTCCCTTAAGGATTGTAATTTGCCATAATCCCTTTCAATCTGTGCTTTGTATTCCTCATATTTTTTGGGGTCTGTTGCCGCAACTTCGTCTTGGCGTTTTGCCAGTTCTGAAAATTTTTGTTGTGTTTCTGATAGGTTCTTCTTTGTTTCTTGATATTTGTTTTCTTGGGACTCCACATCTTTCTGTGCGGCAGAGCTTTCCTTGATTATCTTGTCCCTAACAGCTTGAAGCTGTTTTTGATTTTCTTTAATAACTGGTTCTAGCGATGCCTTCTCCTTGCTGTCGTATGCTTTGGTTGCATTTGGGAATTTGGATTTTATCGCTGGCTTTTCTTGTGTTGGCTTTTTTGTTCCAGCAGGGGGGGGCGGGGGTGGGGGCGGCAACGGCGGTTTTGGTGCTGGTGGTTTGGGTGCTGGTGGCTTTGGGGGAAGTGGTTTCTTTCCCTTACCAACTTGCGGTGTTGGCCTTTTATAGCCCTTGGGGAACTTTCCACCGGGTCGAGTTGGCGTGTAGCCTCCCTTCAGTGGGGGTCTCCCGTAGCCAACCGCACACACATTATCTGGCCCGAAAGTACCACCATCATCTTGCCCGCAATCCCTGCCAGCAACAAACTCGGTTTTTCTTGTTTCACAATCAGATTTTTCCTCTAGCAAATCGCCGTCTGCCTTGCGATAGCTTTCTTTGACCTCACCCCCACCAGCCATCTTGAGAAACTTGTTCACCCTAGCCATCGCCCAAGCGTTCCTAGAGTTAGGCTTTCCCCCGGTAATCGTTGGCCTAAAGCTAGTCGAGAACGCACCCGCTCCCCTGCGAAACACTTTCTTTAATGCTCCAAGGGTAGGGGCTTTCCTTGAGGGGTGCTTGTCTTTGAACTCGGCAATCTTGTTCTTCAATGCCTCCTCGTTCTCGGCTGAAATCTCAATGTCACCAGCTTTGCTTCTTGTAGATGCTGTGCCTTCTGGGTTCTCCTTCGAGCCTTTGATTCTCTCTTTAGGAGGAGCAGGAGTTTGAGAGACTGGTCGGGCTAGTTCTTTGTTATCCCTAGCTTCCATCTGCCCGACTACTTTCCTTGCCCAAGCATAGCCAGCATCGCCACCCCAGCCATTCCACGCTTGCCAGCCCTTGCCCTGCTCGTCCCAAGTGCTTCCTTTCTTATCGACTTCGTGCCTATCGAAAAAGGCTTTCATTCTTCGGATAGTGTCGGGAGACATCTTCACCCCATTCATTAAATCCCTAGCTCTGGCTATGCCTACTGGGGTCATTCCTCGTTGGCTAGATGGTTTGCCTTCCCGCACATCCAAAGCTCTTTTAGCGGCATCCCTAGCCCCTTGTGGTGGGGTAAAATCAATCCCATCGTATTTTGCCAACTCAATCCCGCCCATCATTCCCTCAATCAGCATCTTGATAGATGCGGGGTCTAGGCTTTCCAGAATCTCTAAACTACTTTTTTTTTGAGAAGTGCCAGCGGGGGCGGTCGGGGGCGTAGTAGGTTCTGGGGCTGGGGGTGTTGAGCCTCCCGAAGAATCCCCCTCTTGGTCTTTTGCAATCTGCTGTTTCTCTTCCTTGGTCGTAGGAATAGTTGTGCCAACATTGACCCCAGCGATGATTGCCCTTGCTTGGTCTGGGCTGATGGTCGGGAAGGCGGCGGTGATAATCGATACCGCACCCTCCTTGGAAACTGCACCCATAGCCACGGCATTGATAACATTGATGAGCGAAGCGACTTGTGCCCCATTGAGCGAAGCACCACCAAGCATATCCTCGTCTGAAGGTTGTCCAGCAGGTGTCTGCTCGCCTTCGGTTGGGATTGCTTGTGCTTGTTGTGAATCTCTGGTCAATCCCTCTGCGGCGATGTCGGAAATTGTGTCGGCTGAAACTTGGTATTCCTCTGCCAAGTCCTTAATCAGCTTGGCCTCGATAGCCCTTTGTCGCATAGAGCTTTCAAAGTCGAGTCCTCTCTCACTATAAATTTGAGAAGCGGTCATTAGGCCAGATCGAAATTCTGCTAAATTGGCTTGGCTCTCTCTCCCTAAATCTATGGAGACATTAGCCCCAAAATTGAAAATGCCCCTAGTCGTTCTGCTCCCAACATTATCCTCAATCAATCCCCTTGCGACTCCATCGGCAATTACGATGTTCTTAATGGGTCGAAGCACTTTATCATCGAGGAGCTTCTGGTATCTGCGGAAGGTTCGCCCTGCTTGTTGCATCTCAAGGCGAGCAGTCGGGCCAGACATAGCGGAAGGGTCTACGGCGAAGCTGTAGGGGATGCCAAGGCCAAGGCAAATGTTCCTTAAAAGAATCTTGTGGAACTCGGCGAAAGCACCAGAGGGTCGGCTCGGCCCATCTGGGAACACGATATCCTCACCCGGCTCTAGGTAGGAGATTTTGCCAGACTCAATCGCTTCTAGTTTGATCGTGTTGCCATTGAGGTCTTCATCGTTTGTGAGACTTGAGAGATCAGAGGCATTGTTGTTATTCCTCTTCACGATGCCAGCTTGCGAGCTTGCATTTTTAGCGGCCATCTTCTCAAAGTTGATAATGTCGTAGATGTCTGTGCAATCATTGATTGCGGTATGGAAAGCAGAGATTCCTCGGTACTGGTCGATGCGTAGCGGGTCGAATAGGTGGAAGGCTTGGCTTGAGGGGATGGTTGTCTGGTAGGTGTAGAAATCGCCAATGCTTCTATTGTAAATATCGTAGGCACTTGGAGCACCAGTATCCCGATCAATATGGATTCCACCAATCAAATCTAGGCTTGTATAAACCTTGAATGGGTCTCCCAACCTATCTGCCTCAATGCCTTGAATCTTTAGGTTGCCATCCTTATCTCGAACCAAAACGAAAAGGAAGTCACCATCCCGGAGCATACTCATCATCGCCACTTGCATAAGCGTTGAGCCAGTATGCCTTGTGGTTAAGTCGCATTTATCCCACCACTCTGCCCAATATGCCTCGACCTCTGTATTGACTTCGGGGTTCTCGGTTCGGGCTTGGTAGGAGATATTTGCGGCGGTGTGGCTGGCGAACTTCATTAGGATAGAGCGAACGAGGCCAACATTCTCTGCCAAATCCCTCGCCCTCTTCATCAATTCTACTCGGTCATAATTGGAATGATAATCTTCAGCACCAGAAAGGGCACTCGGCCCTTTTCTTTCCCTTGTATATTTGACTGCATCGTAAGAGAAATTGACGAGCTTTTGTCGTGCAATCATCCGATTAACTGCCCCTTGCGGGTTCAGAAAAGCAACGGCTTTATCTATTAAATTGAGTTGGGCTTTTTTCACGAGAACTTTGTGTAAGTTGTGCGGATACGAGTACCATTAACAGACTGAATGGCTAGGGTCAATTCCGCAATCGTATCTCTCACCTCACCGAGATTCGCTCTTGAAAACGAACGACCAGCTATCGAATAGCTTGAACCCGCCACCGCAATCGCCTCGAGACAAGTTACATACTTTTCACGCAAGGAGGTTAAGGTAGCAAGGGGTAGCCCAATGAAATCACCCTTCGCCATTATCAAACTCACTTTCTGTCAAACTTGCAGGGGAGACTTTCAATCGCCCATATAAGGCCGCACCCACGATTGCCATACACTCGCAATCCATCAAATGATTATTCTTCCCTATCTGCTTCCAGACAAGCCTTTCCCTGCCAGTCATAGGATTTTTCACTCTGACCTTTACCTCTGCCTCAATATGCACTCGCCAAACATCGGGAGTGTCTAGGGCGATGTAGCCGGGTTCTTTCAATAGGTTGGATAGGATGTCTTTGATGGATGGATTCGACCACCGCCAAACTGGGCAGAACTTCCACTTCCACCCAGTCTTAGATTGAACTGCCTTACCGCTGAATGGGTCTCCGTTGGCGATTCGAGCGTAGGGGCGTTGGAGCTTTCGATCATCTACAATTTCTGAGAAGCTAGTGCGATCTGAACCAACCAAGGCCATCCAGCCATTCTTACAACAATTCAAATAAACATCTCTGGTTTGATCGCCCGAATCGCAGAAAACGCATTTATGCTCTACGCCAAACTCCTCGGCCTTGGCTTGAATGTCGCCCCAAGTTTCCAACCGCCCTGCCCACACAAGCCTAGAGCGTCCCTCTAAATCCCAAGCCCTCACAACGCACCAAGCGTGGAAGCCCCCCGCCTCTTGAATGTCGCAAGCCATAATCAGCTTCTCACCCATCCGAACTTCACCCATCTTGTAGTCGCCCGCCACGATTTCCATCTTCTCTGATTCGTGTTCCATCCAAGGCTCGGCTAGAACTCGGTTCACGAAGTCTTGTAGCCCTATGATTCCATTGTGCTTATCTTGCAGAAACTTCACCGCCAAACTTCCAAAGGATACCCAAGGGGCATATAGGCCATTGAGATGATAGGAGCGTCTGGCTGGTTCGCCCTTCAGATTGGTTGCCCTCCATTCGCCTTCTCGGAGCATCTTGGTTTTCTGTCCATCTGTAATCTTTCCCTTGCACTCCTCGCACTCGTAGTAGGTCGAGGATTTAACCAGCTTAAAATCATAAACCCCATCCTCAATCTTTGCTGACTCGTCCCACTTTACTTGCCCCCAGACCAGCTTCTGCTTGTGTCCACAATGAGGACAAGGAACAAAGTAGAAACGCATATCGCCCTTCTGCCACTCACTCCAAATGATTGAGTCGGCGGTTGTTGGGGTGCTGGTTGCTATGATTAAATGATTGGGATATGTGCTGACTCGTGCCTCTGCTAATTGAACTGGGTTCGCCTCTCGCCCCGACCCCGCTTGCTCTGGGAACTTGTCCACCTCATCCATACACAACAAGGCAATCGAGCGACTGGAAAGAGCCGAGGGGCTTGTGCCAGCCCACCATACCGAGCATCGCTTGAAGTGTTGCTCTAGGATTTTTATTTTGTCGGTGTTGTCTGGCTTTTCTTTCGCAAGGGCTGGGCAATCGTCCACCATAGGAAGCCAGCGGGTTTCTGTAAATGATCTTGCCAAATGCTCCGAGGGCATCACCCACAATGCTGGGCAAGGTCGCTCTGCCACTCGGTACGCTAGGCCAGCTAGAATCGTTGTGGTCTTGCTTGTTTGTGCCCCCCATACCAGCACCACCCTCCGAATCGAATCATCGCCAAAAGCCTCTAGCGGTTCACGGACATAGGGCGTGAGCGTTGTCGAGTACGCTCCGGGTATGTTCGTTACCCTAGCTGAAAGGGTTAGGTTTTTCTCTGCCCATTCTGGGATTGAGAGTTGTTCCCTTGGCTCAAACAACAGACGAGCGAAGTTTTTGGCCTCATCAATCTGGTTCATCTCTTAACCAGATAATCTTTGGCATACGCCCAAGCTGGGTTCATATGGATTTGATGATGGCACTCGAAGCACACTGCCAAGAAAAACTCCACCTCGTTTAGCCTATCCCCAAACCTTCCTCGCCTATGATGAACTTGGCTCGCCATCTTGCAACGGCACACTTGGCAGACTGGATTGTTGGTTAGAAACTTCTCTCGAACATCTTTATAGACTTCATTCTGGCCTTTTCTCTTTGCAGATACTCGGCGTAGTTTCCCGCCTCGCTTGAGTGGGGTTTTGCGTTTAAGTGGAGAGCGTTTCATTGATCGAAGAATGGAACATCGTGGGCACATAAAT